AATTGTAGGTATTGTGGGTGTAGTTGGAGTCGTAGCAGTTGTAGCGGTCGTAGCAGTTGTTGCAGTCGTAGCAGTCGTAGCAGTCGTAGCAGTTGTTGCAGTTGTTGCAGTTGTAGCGGTCGTAGCAGTTGTTGCAGTCGTAGCAGTTGTTGCAGTCGTAGCAGTAGTTTCAGTAGTAGCAGTAGTAGTGGTTGGGGTAGTAGGAGTAGTAGCAGTAGTAGTGGTTGGGGTAGTAGGAGTAGTAGGAGTAGTACTAGTGGTTTCACTACTTTCACTAGTGGAAATGCTCCAAGTAGTCTCCCAATCAGGCTTCCCAGGACCACCATTTCCAGGACTACCTGTATCACCCCCATCGGGAGGATCTACAGGAGGAGGAGGAGGGGGAAAGACAAAGCAGAGCTTATCGTCATACGCAGGATTTGCCATTTGAGTTTACTTTAGTACCAGAGTAGTCGTTCCATCATGGGGCATATTTGAATTGTATAGTAAGAACCCATCGTTTTCCCAACCAGAAGGGAATGCTGTAACTTCAAAAACGACAGTAGGATAGGTACACACACCTACTTGATCACACTTAGTTGTTGTGGCACTATCAAGAGCGGGAACAAATCCTGTAGCAGCAGTTCCATCAGAGTCATTAGTATTATTACCAGCAGCAACAGTTGTAGCAGGAAGCCCCGTATGTAAAGCTGCCCAAGATCTGAACTTACTAGAATCTCTATTAGAGGAGGGGAAAGAGCAAGCTTTAACTGAATCTGAATTCCAACCAGCCCATTGTTCACCTTGCTCTTGGTAGGGGTCTGGGCCAACCCAACCCACATTAATTTCAAACCATCCTGCCCCTTTTGTTATCCAAATCCCGTCCGTACCACCTGATTCAAAGTCCCTGGTTGAGTTTCTACCAAAGCCTCCTTGTGACAACGCAACGCAATTAGATAAAGCAGCTTTCACACAATAGTTAGAATATCCAGTAGGAAGGGAGAAACTAAATCTCTTCTTCACCCAGTACATCATTAGAGGAGATGGATCACCATCAGCACCTCCAGTAGAGCCTTTTCCAATACCAGTTCCAAAGGAATTAGTAAAGATAGCTTCATCTAAAGAAGCCCCAGCCTCTTGAAAGTCTAGTGTACTATCCGTAGACATATTTCGGTTAATAGTATACTTAAAGTTCATCCAATCATTTTTATGCAGACCAGCCACGTCTTCGGTGCCGTCTAAATACTGTGACCATGTAGACCAATCCCACTCCGGATTCGCTGGTACATTGGCGTATGACATCCCAACGATACCATTTCCTAACCAATCACTATCACCTGAATAGGCTGCGGTAATAGCTCCTTCTGGTCCCCACTTTGTTCCACCCCAGATGTAACCACCCCCTACAGGTCTGGGCACTAAGGGAGGTGCAGGAGGATCTCCTGTGCCCCCTCCTGTCCCCAGAGCAGCGGTGATGGCACCGTGGATGTGATCGTCCAACTCTCTCTTGCCCACCGCAGGGTTAGCGAGAGACAGCCCAGGGAGAGCAGCAGCAATCCCCGCTCTCTCATCATAGGTTAGCTCAGTAGTTCTAAAGAAAGGTCTAATATCCACTAAATGAGATGAGGGAATAGTTCCTGCTTGAGCAGCAGTAACGACCACATAAGCTAACGGGAGAACGGTCTGCCCCACTAACCTAAAATCATTCGTCGCCAGATCATTAGCAAGAAGAGGAGCTAAGTTAAGAATATCATCTGGGGCAGGGAAAGAACCTGTTATTGTAGTACCATCTTTCAGTAATACCCCACCCTCATTACTAGCAATATCAGCTTTGGATGGAAGCATATAAGCGTCCGCAGTTGTGGGAGAGACATTATTCTTAACTATCGTAGCATACTCTCCCGTAGTGTTTGTATTAAAGTTTAATCCCAGCCCCGCTCCTACGAGGATTCCAAGTTTAGCAGTAGTAGTGGTAGCCACCCCACCATTACTAATAATTTTAGAACTTCCTTGGTCTATAGGTTTTGTATACAAGAAAATGAGGTCAATTCTCTGGGAAGTACCTCCGATTAATTGTGTAGCACCATTTCCATCAACATAGAAAAAGTCCTCGTCGCTGAAGTCTGGAACCGTTAGCTCCAAAGCTTCTGGAACATCCACTACAGCAGTCCTAGCTACACCCCTCCACCTCTTCGTAAATTCGGTAGCCAAAGGTTGATCATATGCAGTATTATTTAATGTAAAAGTAAATATATTATTAAGAGCATCGTATACCTTCTCATGATCTACTAAAGGAAATCCAGTATAACTTAAATTATCATTAAGGTTTGTTGAGGTAACAGTAGAACCAGTATTGACATACTGCCCTAAGCCCACCTTATACACAGCATAATCAGAGAATTGTTCAAACAAACCATTAAGGTGTAATGCGTTTGCACCCGCTGTAGAAAATATTTTATCTACCGCACTCCGTACCGCAGCAGGATTCCGCATAATCCAAGTAGTCCCCTCACCTTGGTAGTTGACACCAGCATTCAAAGCGGGTTGGCTAAGTGGTTCTGTTAGTGTAGCAGCATCGTTAATCCTTGCTGTAAACCTACCTGGGTTGACCGTTATTTTAGACCCCGCAACACTAGGTTTTAAATCACTAAAGTTGGCTCTAGTAACATTAGCAAAGCTAGTGCCTTCCGAACCAGCACCTTGTCCACCACCACCACCCATCATACTCTCTGATCCACCACCTGTAGCTAGATTTTCTACCTGATCTTTTAACCATAGGCAGTTCTCCTCCAGTTGTTGTACAGGAATATTATCAACTTCCCAGTAGTAAGGGTCATTAGCCTTATACTTCCTAACGGGAGCCGTAAAAATAAAGTTGCTATCGAAGAATGTCATTAGTCTAGTTTATTCAAATCAAATTCGCTTGCTGACAGGAATCCTTTTCCTGCTAAATCAGTCTCCGACTGTGCCCCTTCTCCAGCGAAAGAGGTAGTTGAAGTTTTCATGGTAACTAATTTGGGCCTACCAGCAGTACCTAGTGTAGCATTTTTAGCGTTAGCAAAAACAGCTATAGCGGACTCATCTAGTATAACCCTACTGTCGTAATCTTGAGGAAGGAGATCCTTGGCATAGAAGAAGTTAGACTCTTTCCAATGTTTAAAGTACGGTTTGAAATATCCAATGTCATCACATCCGTCTCTTTCTGGGATATCATCATCAGTAGCCTTTCCTAGTGCCGCACCTCTACCACAATCTTTATCACCTAAAGGTATTGCTGTAAATGCCACAGCCGCAGTATAATTTCGCCAATCCTTAGCTTCACCATATGCAGAATCACCGAAGTAAGCTGATGCCGTCAGAGAAGAAAGACTAATAGCACCCTGAATACCGCTCGGAGAAGTAGGTCCTGCCCCATAAACACTATAAATATCTGGACCACTTGAGGTAGTTAGGAAGATGGAAGAACACGAACCCGACATATTATACCCTTGAGCTATAGTTTGGTAGATAATCCCCGTTTCTCCACTTGGCTGATTATTATAAACCAAATACTTAGCGAATTGTTTAGGAGCGAAGTAGAGCCTAAAGGCTCCAAAGTTCTGTCCATCTGAGTGAGTATTTCCTGGCGTACCAGAAGAACCAAAGGAGTCCAGAACACTCAGAGTACTTGTAAAGAGAGTGCTATCAGGAACACCAGCCGAAGTACATCCTTTTCCATCGTTGGGACCCCCATCTACCACATACACAGCCGAGGGACCATTATATCCCACCAACGGAGGGAAGTAACCACTCACAGAACCATAACTCATGTCAAGCTTAGAAGTAGAATCAATATTCCAAATTCTTAACTGTTCACATCCTTGGGGGTCCCCCGTGGAATCCTGATAATTGTAATACAAGGCAGAAGTATTATTCCAACCAGCGGGGAAGTTAACATTCCTAACATTAACCCTACTTCCTTTCATAGAGCGCACACACATACCCCCCTTAGAGAGAGTTGCTATATCAGTAGCCTCGACTGCTAAGGGAAAAGTTTGATCGTCTGTCGCTTTTCTTGCCGCTACAACGGAGCCAACCATATCATAGGGAACCTCTCCAGGACCCCCTGCTGCCGCAGTTTGTAGTTGGGGGTTGGGGTAGAACTGAATGGATCCATATGTATGCCATGCAGAGGTTTCATAGGTGGAGTAGTTTGCACTTAAAACTAAACCAGAGGCAACCCAAGCGTCCGCATCTCCAGTCACAACTTCATCGGCAGCGGACTTGGCCCATTGTCCATTAAAATCTCCACAGTCCTCCATGTTGATAACAGAGTTATTGTTAGCGACCAAGCAAGCCCTACTTGATTGTAAGTCTACCTTAGTTTGGTTCTGCTGAACCGTAAGATCCCATTGTTCATTATCAATAAATCCATATTCGTCTTTAGGAGGACAAATATCCAAAACTGAATCATTATCAACTAAGACATTCACACCAGCCCTACTAATCAGAGTAGGTCCGTGTACTTTTAAATTGGACCCATTATTAACATAGGCATTAGCAGTATAGATTTGGTCTGGGTAATCATCAGGACCATCTAACCAAGTGAACTTTTCATCTCCACCTACGAGCCTACAGGTAGAATTATCCTTAACAAGAAGACTAGCTCCATAGTTAGCATTAGAGGTTCCTCCTCTCCCCTTGGTTCCATCAGTAGGTATCGCTCCATTATTTCCACCAGCACCAAAACTAGTACCAGTTTGGGCCTGAATTCTAGCATAGGTTAAATGCGCCAAAGAATTATTCTCTAAAATAATGGCAGGAATAGATAAGAGAGTATCAGTTTGTGCTGGAGAAGCTCCACGGTTTCTCTTATACTTACATCGAGATAGTCCCGCAGCATCAACAAGTCTAGGGTGCGTGTACTTAGAGTTATTTAATGCAAGGTGCTGTCCATTAGTATCCATCATCACCATTCCTGGAGCATCCTCCCACTCGTAGTACTCCCCTGTATTATTCTGGGGGCTGTTGGCGTTTCCTCTTTGCTCCGCAGGTACTAAAGTTTTCTCTACAATATTAGGAGAGTTTTTTGCATAAACTAGGTGGGAGTTTTTTAGATCAACCCCTAATGTTTGAGTGTGGTCTACATATAACTCATCTATTAAAATATCAGAGTTAGTAGCCTCTAACCCGACAGGATGTAACCAAATATCCATAGCTCCATCTAAATCCAATTTAGAGCTATTCATTAACAAGCCTCTATTTGAATTTTCAAATAGCTGTAGAGAGGTCATTGATTGTGAGTCCGTCCCTGTAAGCCGCTTGTCTCCTCCTGTAAGGATGGAGTTATACATCACCATTCCTCTGTCGTTTCTAGTGGATGCGAAGGCTGCATTAGCACCACTAGCTGCGTACTCTCCAACAGAACTCAGGACTACATTGGAATTGAATAAGTTGAATCCGACTCCCTTAATAGTAGTATCCCTATCATATCCATACCCTAAATTAGAGCTTAGTGCATAATTTCTGTATGCCCAAGCACCTCTACTTAAGATGACATTACTATTTACTAGATTAAATCCTGTTTCATAACACCGCATCGCAGCACAATGCTCTAAGACTACCTCAGAGTTATTAATATTAATACCGTGTCTAGTGGTGTACTTAGTTGGAACAGAAACACCCAAAGCACCATCTACAGCAAAGTTTCTGATATAGATTGGACCCCCACAGTTATTAACCTCAATTTTACTTAACCTATTACCATAAAACTCTCCAACTAAACCTACTCCTTCATCAGTACCATACGAACCTACTTTATCTCCGTCATAATCACGCCTCTTCGTAGGGTTATCCTCAGTTATTTCATTTGTAACAGATGAGATATCAAAAGCACTAATACTTAAATCATTATCGGCCCCATAATTAAGTAGTGGGAAAACCTCCCCGACTCCTGTTACCGCATCTGAGTGATATAAACTTGCGGTCATTTTAGCTGTTTTAATCCACTCATCGAAGGCTCTAACCTCATGGACCATCTGCCCTAAGATGATAGTATTATCCTCCCATCGTGGATCGTCAGGGGTTGCTGCGATAGCAGTACTGATGCCTAAGCAGGAGGTATCAGTAAGAGTATTCCTTAAATCGGCAGAAGATACTTCAGTTATATATACATCGGTGTTAGTTCCCGCTGTATATCCAGCAGCAGCCCCCTCACCAACGGTACGAGCCATCGAGGATAGAGCCATATCCTCACTCTCCAATCCTTGACCTGAATTAATGTGAGCATAGTTCCTATTCACAATCTCTAATGCACCACTCCCCGTAAAGTGAACATTATTTAGAACTAATTCTCCCAAATCTCCATAGCTTCCTACCTCAATTCTAACAGGATACCTAATGATATCAGGAAGAGCGTCTAACGCCCCACTTAAATTAAGGAAAATGTTGGGATTATCAACATAAGCTTGGGTTCCTAGAGCATCAGCCGAGACAGAGAAGACTACACCACTTACTTGAGGACTTCCTGAAGTAGGCCAGCCAGCCTTCTCCCATAAGTAATAGGTTCTTTCCTCTAAATCGTAGAGGGGAATATTATCTTGCTCCCAGTTATAGAAGGAACTAGTGTCAAACTTTTCTACCCCTGGAGTCCAACTATGAAGAATCTTATTATCTCCACCCTCTACATAAATATCATTTTTATTGAATCCCATATTAAAAACTTAGCGTCCACTTAAATATTAGAGAAAATTCCTCTTTTTTAGTTATTTCATTAAATACCCTGTATGCAACTAACATTGGCCTAGGATCTCCATCATACCCTGTTGGATTTTTCATCAAGAGCCCAATTTCATTTAGAGTCATTTCATTGGTACTATTAGTATCTAGGGTTATAATATATTGAACCGAATTTGGCGCAGTCCTTCGAATCATCTCTTGAGGCATCACTATCATATCTTCTGGGACTAAGACTCCGTTCTTTATTTGATCGTGCGACTCTATCCTCATAGAAGAAGTTCCATATTGCAGTTCAGTTAATTCAGTTACAAGAGTATAGGAAGAGACATTCACAGCCTCAGCTAACCCATCCATTCCTAATTGGGCATATTTTATCTGATAATCTAAGATAGAGTTAGAACCAATACCTCCAAAGAGCAACGCTAAACCTACACCCATTCCAGAGACAATCATATTGTTGTCTGCGAAATGGAGTTCTTCCGTTCCATCTGCGTATTTTTTCCAAACCTCTAGGTATCCTACGGGGCTCAGTTCTCCTAGTACATTACTCATATTAGTATATATCCTTTATACCTGTCCATTAGTTATAGTTGTTGGTGGATCTGTTCTATAAGTTAGGTATTGCTGCAAACTAGCGTTTACTGCGCTCCATATCCTACATAGTCTCCACCAATGATTATCGTTATCTATGTGAACCCCTACTCCCTGCTCCGCTATGGCTAAGGCAATCATTTGCTCAAGCAAATCATCTCCTCCCCCACCAGCAGTATCTTGCATAGAACCTAGGAAGATGCTACTCAATTCATAAGGGTCTACTGGAGTATTATCATACTCTTTCAGATGGTACAACTCTGAATAGTCCGATCCACTTGTAGAACGGAGAACTTTCCAGGTCCCCGCACTAGCGTCTGGGATAGTACCGTAGGATACACCCCCAACTATCTCACTAGCCCCTGGAACCACATAGTTTCCAAATAATTCTCCTGTAGATCGGACTACCATACCTCTTCTTCTTACAGTAGGAAAGTGGGCAACCCCACTTATAGAATTTGTTGGAGATGCGGGGCTATAATCAGACCACGGTTGGCTATCTGGTTCATCTGTATCATAAACAAGTCCGCTTCCACTATGGGATCCCCTGTAGGTCCAACTAATATTCCCCTGACTTCCACCCAAAGGAGTGTAATACTCAAAGAAAGAATACTCTTTAGAGTGTGAAAGAGAGCCACTCAGAACAGGAAGAAAGGAGCTTCCCTCGTATTTTGTGTAGTCTCCTGGGCGTATCTCTAAAGCATCTTTGTTTACACGGGCAATATCGGCTATAGTAGCATAGATATCTATAGCATCTACCATAGCACTAGTCGCATTACCAACCCCCTTGGCAGACTCTGGGATAAAGGAAGCACTTGCAAACATAGGAACTCTAACCCCTCTTTCGTAGGTTGTTCCCTTCATGCCCCCTCCTGGTCTGTCATTATACTCATTTCCTCCACCCCGTCTATACTGTAGTTGTCCGTAGGCAGGGTCAGTAGCCTTCCTCCATCTTGAATAAATCTCTCCAATCCCACTAACTGCACCCAGTCCTCCATAGGTGCCAGCAGGGGAGACTGCTGCCTGTGCATAGTCCATATAATCGTTCCAAACACCATTATCAGTTCCGTTATCACCCATCCATATAAACAGGGTTCTATTTTTTCTAGTTGCATCTAGGCTGCTTAGGAAGCCACTCATGCAATAATCCATGCTCTCTATCATCGCATTTTGGTTAACCCATACTGCGCTTGCTGCATCAGTATAAGACATATCCACACCTCCGTCTGCTGGGAGGTTCATCAACATTTGGATATGATTCTCATTATACTTATCAGTATAAACTGTACTACTTGGGGGGTAGGTGTAGGGAGTATGAGCGGTATTTAAGGGAAGATACATAAAGAAAGGTTGGGGAGCAGAGTTGAACACCGCACTAGCTTCCGCAAAAGTTTTAACTGTAGCATACGAAGACACATCTCCCTGAACATAGGGTATAGCGTTGCCGTGGCCTCCGATACCATTTGATTCAGGAAATGTGGTATACCCTGAGTCAGAAACCGTTACAATATCCCCATTGATATTCATAAAGTAATTGATATATCCCATATTAGAATCATTAATAGGGAAATCATCATCCCAGTTATCTACACTAGAGGCTACACTAGGTCTTTCATTTTTGTGTCCTGGAATTGGAGGATTGTTTAGATTCTGGAACATAGCTCGGTAATCATCCCACTTCCCTACAGCAGAAACATGTGCCCAACCAGTACCAGAGAAAGAAGTAAACTCACCCTCAGCCTCTGCTGATTCTTTTTCATAATAAGTAGAGAATTGGTTCCACTCACACAGATGCCACTTACCTATCATCGAACTGTAGTAACCATGCTCTCTCAGTAGTTGAGGAAGAATCTTGAAGTTATTAACTCCCCAAGTTGAGATTCCTCCAGTCTGAGACAGAATGATATTAGAGAGGTTTTTAAGAACACCAGGACCTGCGGGATTATCTGGATCAGTAGTCCATATATCATGCTCGACTCCTAATGCTTCTAAACCTCCCCTCAACCTTAGTGCTTTATTTGTAGCTACGGTGGCAACTCCATGACCCCAATATCCTGTACTTCCTGCTTTCCCTCCATCAAAGTTATCAAACTTTTTACTAGAGAAGGCATTCTTTCCTGTTAGGATATTAGCTCTTGTAGGGCTGCACATAGTATTAACCCTAGCATCGGTAAACATAATTCCCCCCTCCATCATCGCACTCAATTGAGGGGTATTGGGATACAGCGGACCATGCTGATTCGGAGCCCACATATCTATCTCAGTAGGGTTCCCAGAGGTAATATTATCTTTATCATACATTCCTAGCTGATCAATGCCTATATCATCAGCCATGATAAATACCACATTAAAACCCTGACCTGTAGCGTAGTCTACAATATGCGTCTCTGAGTTCTGTGGTCCTAAGAATTGCTGATACCAACTATCCTTCTCAATTATCACCTGTAGTGCCCAATTTACTCTGTCTCTATCGCAACGAGCTACATCTTGGAGATCCCAATCAAGGTAGTGGCTTACCGCTCCTGATACAAATTCACTAGCAACTGTTTTATTTTTACTAGGAGAGTAGTTATTAACAAAGGATGATGTAGTAGCGCACACAGCTAGAACATTCTTTAGAGTATGTCCTTGCATTATATCAAACATATCATTTGATAGTTGAGATGGTGTTCTATATTCGGCCCCGTTTCCTGCTGATACAGATGAGATATCATAACCTGATAGGTCTAGGTTTACTGCTGGCTCTTCAATATTAGGTATCTCTGTATAGGTATTATCCCCTACATTATATAATTTAAAGAAGGGGACATAATCTGTACTAGTAGAAGAGGTGGAAGATCCAACATAACTCATGTGAGAGAACACAGAGGAGTTATCGAGATGCCCCCAATATACTCCAGGCATATTTGTAGCATCACCTATAGAACTTGTAGAGGACGCTTGGAATGTGGGGGACCACCACCGTTTTGCATACAAAGGAACCTCTCTCCATTGGTATAGCTCCTTTAGAGAAGGTATCCCTGACCAGTAAATTCCTCCAGTCCCCGTAACTACATCGGCTTTAACTAACAATAGCGAACTTAAAGCTCCCATCCCACTAAGACTACTACTGATAAAAGCGGAAGTATCGTAGTAGTCTGTACTGGAGGACATTAGAGGTGCGCCATCATCCACAGAAGAGAGAACACTTCCAAACATACCCACCTGTTTAGGAATTCCAGCAAGTTTAAAATCGAAAGTACTTAGAGTATATGGATACCAACTTTCCCAATCCATAATCCCTTCTCGATTAGCTACAGCGATAGCTCTAGTGGAGCAAGCCTCATAGGAAGCAGAAGCCATAGCCACTCCTCCAACCGCAGACCCCTCTGGTCCATAAGCTAAATAGCCAGCTAGTGTACTCCCAAACCCATTCCCCGCTACAATAACATTACTGGCATTAAGGTTCCAATTTGCTGTTACTAACTCCCCTCTCTCCTTTGCGAATTGAATAGAACTCACAGCGTCTGTAAAGCTATTTGTTAATCCATTAGGAAGTCTTAAGGGACCAGTAGAGGAAGGAACTAGCCCTGCACTACTATCAAAAGAAGAAGTGAATAGAGGGGTAGACGAGGTAGCTGTAGGATAATCATAATCAAACGCTACGACTGAAAAGCCGTTCTGTAGGAGGCGTATAAGATAGGAATTTTCAACATTTTGTCTAAGGTTGTCAGGGATGGTGCTTGTTTTGGTGATTGGCTTATTACTACTTGTTACATTAGGGAAATAGCACACCCAAGCATTCCCGTTAGGATTTTCAAAGGGACTTTTATAGAAGTTATAGGTATCTCCTATCTCGGTAGGAGTAAGGTTAACTTGATTTGCAATATTGATCGCTAATACCCACTCAATTTGAAGTAGGAAATCACTATTCTTTGCAAGAGGAGTAGAAATACCCATACCATCTTCAAACCCAAACGACTTATAGGCACCTAACTGTAACTTTCGTGGTGTTAGGGGGTCTTTACTTAGGTTGTAAAATAATCCAGCCTCACTTATATTGTGACCATTAAGTGTATTTTCATCAATAATCACAGTAAAGCAAACCGTGCTATCACTCATTTTGGTAACATGAGCATTATCGGGTTTCCTTAAATCAATGAAAGCGTTCTCTTTACTACTCACACCTATTTGATTAATAGGATCCTTGTAAATAAGCTGATCAAATTCTTCTAAGTGTAAGTTTGTGTGGTCCCCATAGTCTGGGATAGTGGCAGGAGAAGACAACTCGTACAAGTACTTTGTTGCCCAATTATCTTGGGCACTAGTTCCTAGCTGGAGCCACCCTAGGGTTATATCCTCTGGGGTGTAGGAGGGATCATACACTCCCTCCATTATATCAGCAAGAAGAGTTGCAAACCCTATGGTAATGATATTATCGTCATCTACTACCACCTCATCAGGTCTGTTATCAACAAACTTCTTGGTAATAGTTACATGCCCACTAATTTTAGGCTTGATATTCATACGAAATATAATCTCCAAATTAGAGTAAGATCCCCAGGACGGTTACACCCTGGTCCCCCCACAGGAGGATCTCCTGGCCTATCGCCAGTAGTACAAATATTATCTAGTAAACTCTTTTTAGAAAACAACTTATACCTTTTCTCATTTGTTATAGGCTCAAATTCGAAGGGTGGATTATTATATTTCTGAGCTTTACATAGGTCCATAGCCCACAATCCTATATTGTAAATTCCTCCATATAGATTACAAGCACCTACATCCCCACTCCCAATTATAACCTTGTATGCTATTTCTCCTGTATTAGAAGCATGGAGAGCATGATTTATAGCTGTATTTGCAGATACGGTTAACCCAGACCACCCTGCGGCAAGGGCTGTGTCAGTTGTAGACGATCCTACAAAGTTTACAAATCCACTAGTATCCATAGAGCTTACTTGATTAAATAAACTATTGTAACTTGAAGCATAGATTACATCTGAAAATCCTGCTGCTCCAATCTGAACACCAGCATCACTACTAACGGCCCAAAAAGGTGTGCCTCCCGTCCCACTCCCTGCGGGATAACATCCTAGAAGTTGAGACATTCCAGGAACTAATATAGCAGAAGTAGAGGATAGATCAGACGCATAGGCTAGGGTATTCAAATTATGCCCTATATCTGAAATACCTGAACAAAGACCACTTATAGAGGAAGGGGGGTCAAACGAAGCCTCATTTGGATGTGTAACTTCCCCAGACACAAGAGCGTTCAACTCTAGTTGCGTCTGCCTGGGAGTAACAAAGGAGGGAAGAAGATTTCCCGCATCTGTGGGCATATAAGAAGACACCTCGGGGTCCCCTGGCGCAGGTGGACCCCCACTCTGAATGACAACAACTCTTACTAAAGGATCATTATTGTCAACACTATTAAAAGCTCCATACCCTTTTCTGGCTGTAAGCTCATGAGCATGACGCTGATATCCTTTACTATCCTTCCCAAAAGAAATAGCTTGGATAGTATAATTAGAAGTATCTAAAATGGAGGACAGGTCAGGAATACCAGAAAGACTAGAGTGTGCAGTCATGATGTCTACTAACACCTCTCCCGCACCATCTACAACCGTATTCTGGCCTTCTATTAAAAGCTCCTCGTCCGAAGTTCCATAGCACTTATATACTTCTAGCTTACCTCTCATGGTGATCCCTCTTTAAAATCTACTAGGTTATAAATCCCTACTGGGCTACCGTCATTTCCTAGGTAACTAGCTCTGGTATCAGGATCCCATCTTGGGTGATAACGATAGTTCAATCTACTTCCTCCACTTGCTTCAAATATTCCTGAACTATCAGCGGCTATTCGCGTAGCAAAGCCTCGACCTAAACTACTTGCTGCTAATGAATTCATATATTTGAAGATCCCCCTGTAGTCATCTAACCCAGTTCTAGTTATATCCTTAGAGTGGAGATTTCCTACATCATCCGTGTAGGATATCGTAAACTCATCTAAAGCAGTTTGGGCTAGAGTTTGATCTATTATAGTAACCTCTGGAATAATATACTTACTATCTCCTGCATAAGGTGCTTCAAACAAAACCTCTACCACATAATGCTGATTAGTCCTATGGAGAAATGCTGGCGTATATTCTTTAGGGTAAGATTTAAAATTGCTAGATAACCTAGTCTGTTTATTATGAGTATTAAACTTAAGGGCAATAGTTTGAAAGTCTGTCTCGGCTAAGTTGGCTATTAATGTAGGAGAAGCTTTGGGTACTTCAAATACAGTAGACATGGCTTCTACATTATCATAAGCCTCCGCTATAGGGGAGAGTAATACTGAACTTACAGGATAAGCTACCCACTCCCCATTATGATACTTGTTATCATAATTCCAGGTATTCTTAAGCTCCCAGGACCAGAAGTACCCGTCTTCTGGAATCGTATGTATCCATACCCACACTTTATTTTGATAGGTGGTTTGCCCATTCATTCTAGCTATCTTCATTTTAAAATCGAAGTCGTGATCAGGAAGGAGCAAGTTAGCTGACACAGAACTGTTTCCATATCCCGATAAATCGAACCTAATCCTGGGGACTATATCAGGTTCATAGTTGGTGGCATCCACCTCTAGAGTTGCTTCTTTGGCTAGGGTTGAAATTAGCCCTGGAGTCTCGTCCAAATATTTTACTGATGGTCTATAAACTTTAAAGGAAGGTCTTGGGCTAGGAAGATCCTGTGGTACTTCCGTTCTATAACAAAACTCTACACCACTCAAAGCAAAGGGATATCTGTATTCTCCTCCATCCGTTGCTCGGACTCCAATGACCAAACTACTAGCCTCATCTTGAACTGAACTAGCACCCGAATCATACAGAACGGATGATGTTACCCCTCCGAACGAGGGCTGAACAAAGGAGGAAGCAACCATTGTACTAGAAACACCGTTCTTCGTGAAATTACCATTGTACAATAATGGTCCGTAAATATGGGAGAAGACTGTCCTGCCCCCGTGATCATAGCCTCCGCTTACTAAGTGAGGGGCTGTACCATGTCTTCCAAATTCTCTAGCGTACCGATTATATACCTCCTGTACCCCAGAGCCAAACGAATAGTCAGAATATGTATCCCAACTACTTACTCCATTGAATGCACTATTCGCTAGAGATTGGATGGGGTCTAACCAAGTAGTTGAAGCTTGCCAGTCTCCAGAGACATCTTTATAATGATTATACGCATCTCGCAACGCATCCTTTTCCTTGGTTTGGTGCATAATCCTTATTATTTCAGGACATTCTTCTCTTCTGATATATAAAAGACACTTACCATCTTGTAATTGATCGTTAACATTTTTTAGACCTCTCCAATGAAAAGTATTAGAAGTATCTACTCCAAAAAACTGTCTCTCAGAGGCACTAGTTTCACAATAGGACCAGACAGGATGTAAGGCACTTACCCCTGACGGAAATGGAGTTTGAAACTCACACCCAGAATAGTTATAACCCAGAAGTAAGGCTCCTGCACTAACAGCAGGATTTAAATCAGGGGTGGAAGGTTCATAGCTATTAGGCATATCAAATCCAGTTCTAGAATAATACCCGTTTCTAGGAAGAGACATGTGAAATGTTCTTCTTCGGAGATTATTTCTAGGAGCAGAGTTCACTTTAGGAATACCTCCTGCCCATGCTGGGGCACCATTTCCATCCATTATCTCGTCTGCAACCGTGTCCACATACTGACGAGAAATATTAGTAGAAGATAATCCATGACCCAACCCTACCTGCTCTCCCCAGTAGGTCATGTTTACTCCTGAAAGATCCCAAGCATTTACCACAGTACTTGATGTGAATACATCAAGGGGAGTATACATAGGAATGGGGCATGCAAATAAGGTAGCCTGAAGGTACTCAAAAGCCTCTAAAAACATCTTAACCCTGGGGATGGCGTGGGCTGGGATAGTTTTATTTAATGCCTTAAGGGCTAGTACAATCCCTAAAGCAGTATCGGGGTTTGCGGATTTCGTGGTCTGAGTGTAGCTGTTAGAGCTTAAATGAAGATCAAAATGGGAAGATTTTGCATTCCACAAAGGCAGAACACTAGTTCTTTTATTTGATATATCATCTAATATTTCTGTAAAGTTAACGGGAAGTTCAAAACCAGAAGTGAAAAGGACAAATCGGTTTCCTAGGCTAATGTCATCTGTGCTAGAAACGGAGATAGACTTAATATAATTTAGTGTAGAGGTTGTTAAATCACTATCTACACTAAAAAGCTGTAGTTGTTCTTCAAGCGTCCTTAATAGTGGCTGACTTACTTGTACTTTCTCATAATACCTAATCTCCTCATAAGGAGGAATGGGGTAAGCTCTTCCTCTATAATTAAAAGTAAACTCTGGGTCTGACCCTGGAGTAGGAAATAGTTTGTCACCTAAGAGGAAGTCGGTGGGGTGTTCCTGCCATAAGACTTTTAGTATTTTATCCACACACCGTCTTATATTAGAATCAGCATCAGTCGTAGATCGGTCTGCAAGAGTAGTCCCAGGAAGCGTAACTCCATACTCTAAAGCAAGCTCTTCTGTCCAAAGGTCAAAGGGGTTGTCCTTATACCCCACTTGATTAAAGTAAGAAGTTCCAGTACTGAGTAAGTAGTAAATTAAATTAGGAAGATACGATTCATATAACTCATACATTACTCCTGATAAATTGAAGTCGTTACTCTCTCCAAATAATGAATTTAAAAGAAGTTGGGTAGCCCACTTTGTCCCCTTAGATTTATAAATTCTAACTGCGTTTCTTATTTGGGATCGCCACCTTGCGGGGTCTGCCCCAAGTAATTCCCATCCAATCAAATCAGCTAAGTGGGGGAGATACTCTTGAGGGCAGTTATCTATGTCGTATAAAGACTCCAGCTTATCAATAGGAGAGTTTACATCTTGGTATGCATACCCAAGAACTCGTAATAATTTACTAAATGGACCCGCAGCAACCTCTTGAGGAGTAAAGGTATCATATACTACATAATCTTCAAATGCATCCTTTACCTTAAAGTCTGTAGCGTCTGCATATAGAGGAGAATATAGAACTTCTACAAGTGTCTTGAGTCTGTCTAGATTCTGTGTACCACTCGTATAGGTGCTAGAGGATACTCCTGATACAAAATCAGTAGGAACTACTTCTGCTCTCTGAAAAGCAGGTAGGTCTAAATAGTTTTTCCATAGGTACTCTTCAAAACCTTTGATTCCTTCGGTTATATACAGACTACTGCCTATAAATAAGTCCGTTAAGCTATCTGAAACAAACGAAGAAGGGTCATAAGTGCCTCCTGTGGGGGCACTAGTATTTAAGAAATAGAACCACCCCAGAGAGTTGATTAAATACTCATGGAGTCCCGAAGCTCCTACCACCCCATAAGCAGTATACAAATTAGAACTAGCCCCCGCTGGAGTTGTGACACTTGACACTTCCCCATTAAGAGTTAGAGCAGGAAGTAAGTGAGTGTCTAAATATGTTTTCCACTCTGCACTTGTATTAAATGCTTCAAGTTGAAATTCTAAAGGATCTAGAATATCTCTTTCAAAATAGAATGGTGTAATCCTGGTGTTTTCGTTCTGTTTTATAAAGAATGGTGCGATCCCAGAAAGGGTATTTATGGCAGAGAAGTTAGGGGTGGCTGAGATGGGGAGAATTGTGGAGAGGTTATTAGCCGCTTGAAGGTGCGTCTTCAACAGAAGATCCAACGGATCTAACTCCATTCCACTAAGATCAAAATCTTTAATGGAATAGACAGTAGGTACTATTTTTTCTAGGGCATCTCCATAATTTCTTTTGAAGTATGTCTTAGTAGTTGGATCAAAAGCTTTGAAGTTAACTCCCATTAGACTCCTTTAATATTTATAATAACATTGTTCAACTGAATAACTTCATTAAATTCTACATGAACATCCGAAGATAGGTTGTCTACTTCCGCAAATCTTACACTTGGCACATCTTCAAATACTGACCTTGTAAAATCTGTTAAAATAAATGGATCTCCAAAATCAATATTATCATTATTGAAATATTTTAGGATTGATCCTCTAGTAGAAGCTTTAATCTCTTCCTCTCTGGGAAGTAAGTTTCTGTCTACTGAAATAGTCGTAACTAGATCCAAAGTTCTTACAATACCATCTACAATTATAATTTCATCAGTAAGCATCTTCTTCTCATTCAAGAACTCTAGCATCTCCATCTTAAACGAGGTGCTGGCTTGCTGTAGTTGAACATTACTTGCTTTTTCCAAAACATAAACATCAATAATATTTGCCGAACTATAAGCTTTTCTAACGACAGCAGTAACCTTCCCTACAGTACCGTAGCTAGAAATAAATTTAGCGGCTCTTGCCACATAATCTTCTAGGGTTACAAGCCTGTCCTGGGACTTGAACCAAAGAGGTGCATATTTCTTAGCGTGTGCTACACTCTCTGCGTCCGCTCCTCCTGTAGCTAAAGAAGTATTCTCTACTGTAGCTTCCATTGTATTCGCTGGATCTCCTTGAATCTCGACGGTGGTTACAGCATTAATATAACTCTTTTGAATATTACCTCTAGTCCCTCCTCCGATTCTATAAGTAACTTCATAACCAGCACCGATGGGAGGGGAAATTCCAGCAACATTATCGCCAAATACGATAGTTCCTCCAAATGCGTCATTCAGATTAACCTGAAAAATCTTGTCAGTAGCTCCCGAAGCAAAATAAATACTCTCAACCTGGGTGAAAGCACCCGAAGCATTAGGAACACCAGGAGCGTCTACATACACAGAGACGCTGCCCTCAATGATAGGACTCTGAGTTAAGCTGATAGTCTTAATGCTGTCATATGTATTAAAAGTTCCTCTATCCACCACTAAAGATCCCTCTAATAAAGCTACATTAGTCCAAACCTTTCCAGCCGCTAAGTTAGACTCTTCAATATTTAAGTAAAAGGAGGAATCAGCAGTCGCGTCTGCTATCCGTCCCGCAACCACCTTATACATTGTGTATGTAACTAAGCCCCCATCTTCAGGAGAAGTTACTGTAACCACCCTCTTCTGAGGAGATAAGGCTACCGTAGTCTCTGAAGGGGCTCCTGCGAGAGCGTTTGCTGTTTCTATTGTACAATTTGCAGCAGCAGCCAAAGGACCTCTCATTCTTACTCCCACTAACTCAAGCAGCTTCTTTACATTTGTTCTATTTCGTGCTGTAGATATAAAACTTTCGTTAGCCAACATGTCAGCCTTCAATGATAAAACTGATCCCATATAAGCTATCACTTCAACAAGCATGATACCTAAGTCCGACTCCGAGAAGTTTTGATAATCTAGTGGATAAACAGCTTTTACATACTCAATTATTGTACCTCTTAATGTTAGAAATTCCGTTGCTGAATAATCAATAAGGTTGCCTTTCCTAGCATCAGGAACAATGACATCCTTCATAAAATCTGTTTTTACTTCTCCCGTGAAATTTGATAAACTCATGATATTCTTACTCCTACTTCAAAAATAGTATTATTTAACTCTGTAGCGACTACGGATAGATTTATTACTAAACCCATCCCACCCTCTACATTAATCGTGTCTGACTCTACGATCCGTAATTTTTTTACTGCCACATCGGGCATAAATCTTGACAAAGAAGTTAGGATCTCATGTCTAATATTTATAAATAACTCTTCTGTTAACGGCTGAAATAAGAATCTCTTAAGGCTCATTCCATACTGAGGCATCATTACCCTCTCCCCTTTTTCTGTTTGGATTAGCTGCTCCAAATTATTTCTTAATAATGTTACACCACTTTCTCGGTTATAATCCCCAGCCCCCTTAGATTTGCCTAGAGGAAAGGCGAAGCCATATGTTTTCTTACTCCTAGCCGTTACCTCCAGCTTACGCTGACGATTAGGCGCAGTACCATGAATATTAACAGTATTACTTAGTGACATTATAAATCAATATTTTTAAAGTATGGTTCTTGAGCATTATAATTTTTTTGAATCTCTTTTAGACTCAATGCCTTAGAGTAGAATTTGGTACTCCCCAAATATCCATATAGTCCACTTACCTTACCGTGATATTTACTCATGAACCCGTCCATGTCTGGAAGTTCGGTAGGATGTCCCGTCCATTTCAAGAACCCGTCCGTATAACCTCCACCTAACACCCAAGGGGTTGTATTAGTATTTAGCTTTGGACCATAATTAAAGTCTGTAGTTTGGTTTGTAGAAGTAAGATTATACTCAAAGGACTTCTTCTCTATAGAACCGTCCAAATCTTCTCCATAGTACCAAGTAGGCAACGCTAAGAAGCTGTGACTGGTTGGAAGCCCAAAAGCGGCACCAATTCCAGAGGAAGCCATCTCAACTCCATCCAGATAGAAGGACATTTTATTAGCAGAGGGATCTACTGTATAAACTACATGCATGAACTGTCCTGAAACATCCCCAAAATTTCTACCATGTGATCCACTAACATCTAAATCCACCTTGAACTTGTACATATTATTTTGATCAGTACAAAGAGCTTCGTCAGTAGCAATAAATCCAATTCCTGAAGTGTTGTATGAAATTGTAGGCGCAGCAAAGAAGCACATCCTTTCTGTGGGGTTATCGTCTGGTGTGTTATTAGGGGCGAGGTCCGAAGTTACCTGCCTATCTCTACTAAATCCCATAACAAACCCTTTAACATGCTCACTACCGAAAGTGTTAGGAGGTTCATCCGTAGTTAATTTTTCATCAACTCCTCCATTATTTTCACACCCAATAATCTACCGATTATAATTATAAGGTCCCCATTGTCCCGCAGGGGAGTTATACCGACTAGACGAAGAGGTTTCAATCCCTGGAACATACACCCAAGTCTCTATTGTTGCTCCACTTGAATTATAGAAGAAGTTGTTGAACTCGTAGGACTCTGGAAGTCTTACCGCATTACCTAGTTCGGGAGTATTCCCTAATGAATCATACTGCACTAACCCCGTTAACCTTGGTATAGATAAGCCATTAGTAAAAATAGTATCAACATCTTTCGATAAGAGCTTTGCATTGTTATAGATAATAGGGTTTAGAGGGTCTACAGTTTGCTGAACACCAGAGGCTGCACAATTAAGTACTCCCCACTTAGATAGAGAATCATAAGGGCTTTCCGTAGGAGTTTCTGTAGTAGCTTCTAAAAAGTTATATACTGCGAACAGCTTATCAACTGTGATTTCATCAGTAAGATTTAGTAGGGATACTTCCCTAGCTCCAGTAGTACTAGAATCATAAATGATTCCAGCCTTCCCTATTGCAGGAAGCATTAAGTGATCCGAACCGAAACCCGCCTCAGTCCCAGAAGCAGCGACAAATAACGGGTGAAGGGGAAGAACTACCCCAGACACCTCAGCCTGGGAGAAGGTTAAACCTTTTTGTAACTCTAAAGATACTCTAACATTGTAGTCCTTTAAGTAAGTAAAATCATTAATAGGAATATGTCCAACTTGTGGAACAGTAGCTTCCGATCCAAAAGTGCCAGGGGTAACGACTGCTAGTTCTATTTGTTTCTTTCGTTTATCTATACGAGAATCATGTTTAGCAGTATTAGACATTAGTGCTTGGCGCATATTGTACACTACGGAAGTTCCTGACCCAGCAGCGGTGGCATTGTTTATCTGAGTTGTAAGGTCATTAAGATGCTTACTCTTTTCAGATATCAACTGTTGAAGTAAATGATCTCCATCATAATACTTATGCAGTAATGGATCATCGGATATTAAATTAGGATCAAACAAAGTATCTATAAAGATATCAAGTTGATCAAGCCCAATGGGAGTACCCTTACCTCCTAAGTTGGGAGAATACTTATTAAGATACCTCTCACCAGCAGGGGGTAAGGAAACTGTCGGTACATCTGGGACTCCTCCTGATTGAGAATCATAGTAGAGTCCATCAATAGTTAATATGAACTGTCCCTGTTTCGCTTTAGGAGGACCGTACTCTAGTCTGAAAATTTTCACAGCTTGATCTACGAGTTCCCCGTCTAAACCTACCTCGACATCTCCAGCCAGTAGTCTAGTCCAATCCTCTGCTGTAGTTCTTCTTATATTAGTCCCTGCTAAAATAGCTTCAGGTATCCCATCTCCCCCCACTCTTAGTACAGGTTCTGCTGTTGGATCGTTAACTCTCTTATCGAAAATGCCACCAATAACTTTTAATTGAGCGTTACATTTATCAGAAAAATCTATAGCTTCCTGCATTTCGCCCCTAGCAATCGCAAACTGCGTCTCTGGATCGGGTCCCTGTGGACCGAACGCTCCAATGCCCCCAGGAGGCTCCACAATGCCCCCAGGAAGCCAAGTGCCTCCATTGTCCAGACAGGTCTGTTCATCATCCCCCTCGGCTCCGTGGCAAGTCCCAGGAGGCGCATCGGGGATCCAGGTTCCTCCGTTCGCTTGACACTCCAAGGCAGTCGATCCTGTCCCTCCATCGCAGACCCCTGGAAGGCCCAACCCAAAACTAGAGGCTAAAGCCCCGCCTCCCTTGTTGGCTGCTAAAATCTTCCCAAACTTATCTAAACATGCCTGAACATCTGCAATTTGGTCTAATCCCGTCTGTATGTTATTATACAAAGTAGCTCCATAAGTAGCTGCATAGCCCAAGGCTCCTAAAAACCCTCCCAAGCCAGCTAAAGCATCTCCTTGATCTCCATCTGATCCATATTTAGAAGAGTCTCCTACAAACTTCCACTTGCCTGTATCTGTATCAAATTCAATAATCCCACTATCTAAAAATAGTTTTTTAGTAATTAGTGCCGTAGCATTATTCGCAGAATCTCTAGCGTCTTTTAAGGTGTCACCCATCCCCCCCAACATCTCAGAGGGAAGTAAACTCAAAAGATCTTCGGTCATATTCAAAATACATTGAGGAGCCCCATACCCCATACCTATTGCGTCTAATAGGCTAGGGTCTGAGCTACTGCCCAGGACCTTTGCTGCTTTTTCTAGATCAAAAACTCCCATGTTAATTTAAGTTGATTACTCCGTTAGGTGTAGAAATGTTGATGTTTCCATTATTAGAGGTCATATTGATATCTGCCTCTGCCTCTATATCTATCCCCTGAGTCTCAGATGTTATCTTTATCTGTTTATTAATCTGAACTACATGTGTTCCCCTAGAATCAATACGGATTACAGAGTCTTTTCCGTTAGTAGTAATGAACATAGATGGTACATCTTTCATAGGTGTACCCTTCCCCTCATTACAAGTTAAGGTCATATCATTATTTTGTGCTAAGAGGTTTACCGTTCCCCAACTCTTCACCTTATCTGGATTAGGGGCATTTTTTCCCGTAGAGGTGTTTACTATATTTAAATTCCAACCATCCACCACCCTAACATCAAACTCACTCTGATGAGTGGTATAAGATTGTGGACCCATACTCCAGCACTCCACCTCCCTCGCTGCTTGATGAGGAGAAACTCCGTCTGTAGAGATCTTAAAGTGATCTCCATGCTCATTTTGAATCAAGATACAAGACTTATCAGGGGAATCGTCACAAACTATTTTCTTATCTAAATGGCTCTTCATCTCAATTCTAGTATTAAAGAAACTAGGATCATAACAATCAGACATTGTGAAAGAGTGCCCCTTTGGTGATTTCCACACATACTTCATTGGTCTTGCTCTGGCTTTATAGATGTCTTTGTCTGGTAAAATACCTCCTGTTTGATAAGGACCTGTCATATTACTGCCTGGAACTTGATAAGGAACATCGGGATTCGGAATAGACCCTAAGTAAACATATTTCTTTTTAGTTGTGGTAGACGGGTTTCCGTCAGGAATATGTGCTACCATAACAATAGTATCCTTCTCGGGGACTGCCCAGAAGCCTCCTCCTCCTTTTCCATGATAGGGGGTACTATAGGTGACAGCGACAGGGGTTCCTAAATGAGGGAGCGTTACCTCAATACCTCCTGCTTGGAAGGGGTCAACCTCACTTTTTACCTTTCCTATATAGATCATTGGAAATTTACTGAAATGAGAAGGAGTCTCTGGACTGCCTATGAGTCCATACTTCTGTAAAACAGCTACTATAGTCTTTCGTATTATGTTTAAACCTATCATATTTAATTTCCGTTAATCATGGATC